TCCGTGTACGTGTTAATAATGGGACCGAGGAGTTTCTTTTCAGATCGAGTATATTTGGGGTTCAGCCAACAGACAACGTGTTTTATGTCGAGCCCACATTATCGGGAAGATATGGCGTGACGTTTGGACGTAACACGTTTGGACGAGAGCCAGCATTCAACGAAGATATCCGTATTACATATCGTGTTTGCTCAGGAAGTGCTCCAAATGGAGCCTTCAAGTTTTCTACGACATTCACATACCCATCAGCTGTGACCACGTTTAGCTCGGCAACGGGTGGTGGTGACAAAGAGAGTCTAGAGAGCATAAAATATTTTGCACCCAAGTCGATACAAAACCAAGAGCGAGCTGTAACCGCTCGGGATTATGAAGCTCTTCTAAGAAAAGAGTTCGGTAGCGGGGCTATTAAATCTGTGAGTGTGTATGGGGGAGACGAGATGAACCCTCCTAGGTACGGTAAAGTGGCTGTTTCTATTAACCCATATAGTGGCTCCACAATATCTGACAGCTTCAAGGCTTCTGTTGTATCATTCCTCGCCGATAAAACCCCGCTGCCAATTCAGCCGGTGTTTGTAGATCCGGAGTTTATGTATGCCAAGGTTGACCTGAGCGTTTATTATTCACGCAAACTTACTGGAAAATCAGCTGTCGAGCTTCAAACTCTCATCCGCAACGCGATCCAAGGGTATAGCGATGCATATCTCAGTGAGTTTGGTGCCACCCTTCAATTGTCGAGACTGTCTAAGCTGATCGACGATGTAGACGTCGGTATCCTCAGCAACACCATACAAGCTAATCCAATTATCGATTATTCCCCTCCGACGATATTGGTTCAGAACCCTCAGTTTAGATTTGGTTCGGCTCTTATCGTCCCTTACGCATTCGACACAAACGAAAACATCAACAACTACATACCCGCGGTTAAAAGTTCCTCGTATGTTTATAACGGCATTGACGTGTTTTTTCAAGACGATGGTAGAGGTAATATCGCTATTCTCAGTAGCAATCTACAATCTGTTCAAGTTCTCAATCCTGTAGCAGGCACAGTCGACTACGCCACTGGGTTGGTAAATCTCGTGAACTTCACCACAGATCAATATACTGGTTCTGCAATAAAAGTGTATGCAAATACTATAGACAGAAACATCACATCTCCCAAAAGCCGTGTTTTTTCTATAAGAAGTTCTGACGTAACAATCAATATGATTGAGAGTCAATAATGGACATCGATAAGTATATATCCTATCAAATAAAGCGTCAGTTCCCATCAGTATATGCTGAGGAGGGGCCGGAGCTAATAGAGTTTGTCAAGGCGTACTATCAATTCCTCGAAACGGATATATCAGGGTACTATGTTACTGGATACACTATAACCGGCGACGATGTATCAAATCGGCAGTACTTTTCTACGAAATTCCCAACATACGCCACAGCGCTGGCGTATCAAACGTCACTCCAATCAACTTCTGGTTACGGTGACCTAAAGATAGTCAGCACAAAGACACAGAGCGTGTTCCACAACCGCAGACTTTTTGAATATAATGACATCGACAGTACTCTCGGTCAGATGCTTCTGTTTTACAAGAACAAATATCTGAACGATCTTCCTTTTGATGATACTAGCGTCAGATTTGCAGTAAAACATATACTCGACCTATATCGCAGAAAAGGCACAAAAGAAGGCCTGCTTCTGTTTTTCCGGTTGTTTTATAGTCAAAACGTCGATGTATACTATCCATCTCAGGATATACTCAAGCCATCCTCGTCGCGTTGGAAAGCTGGTCAATATATAGAGTTGTATCCTCAGGATCCCGCAACTCTAAGTAGTATAAGGGGGTTGGCCATCTACGGCTCGGTATCTGGAGCTACCGCTGTAATCGACCGCGTCAATTTCTCTGTGATCAACAACACCTTGGTGCCGATCGTACACCTTTCCAGCGTGAAAGGAAACTTCGTCGGTTTTGACGATATTACGAATAACGGAGTGTCATATGGTACTGTCAGAGGTTCTTTACAGTCGGTCACAGTATCAAATACGGACATCCGTAGCGGAACCTCCAACAATTTTGTTGGAGACATTATCGAGATCACAAGCGCTACAGGATTTGGAGGGAAGGCTCGGGTTTCGAGAGTCACATCCGAATCGTCTGGGGAGATTAGCTTTGTTGTGGAAGATGGTGGATTTGGATACACCTCAACAAACACGGATATCATAATATCAGACCAGATCGTGTTTGTGAACAATCCAGATATACAATTCATTCCCCTCGAGAGAGTGGCTCAGGCAAATACCGGTGCTGTAGGAATAGTTGTGGGTCAGCGGCAGATATCCTCCGATACTGTCGCAATCGGGATTCTAGTAAGTAGTTCAAATACGTTTGTCGCAAATGCAGAAATTGCGACCTCCGACCGAGAAACTAATATATCAGAAAACATATTATTCTCAAGCCCGCAAAACAGAACAGCGTCTGCTCGAGTAAGTGACGTATTGCAGAACGTACAAACAATATCAATCATTACTGATTTGATTGAAGATTACCTTAACGTGCCCATAAACTCAACCAATTACTCGACCGTTCCTCCTGCTAGCAGACCCATGTCGGGAAATGCCCCGTTTGGAATACCTCCAATTACTCTCGCGACGTCTATTTCAGACGCGTTCGTTCTACAAACGTTTGATATTGGTTCCATCACAGGACTCGTGGGGATTGACCCTGGAGTGGATTACGTGAATGATGTGTTTGTTGTTGCACGTGAAAACGTCATGTCGAGGTTCGATCTTGCTAATCAGCTGATAACGTTCGACCCGTTGGCTGGAGTTAACATCGAAGTAGGAACTATAGTCGTTCAGAATAACCCATCCTCTAACAACACAAATCTTGACGTCAGAGGGATTGTACGAGGCCGAAGTGGTAATGCTATTGAGGTTATGCAATTATCATTCGAGAGCTTCTCATCCACCAATAACGTGTTTGTGGAAGGTTCTTCTGTGCCAGTCCCTGTGGTATCCGTCCAACGTAACTACAACTCCCAGCCTCTCGGTCTGAATGCTCAGATAGGCGGGTTCGTTTCAGCATCGATAGGTAAAATACAAGCGGTTGAAGTGTTTGATAGTGGCATTGGGTTTATTGATAATGCTAGTGTCAACATGAAAAACACAACGAAAATTGAGAATGCACAAGCAATTCTCGAATCTGCTGTAAATAACCCAGTAATCACCCCCGCGCAAATATCAGCCCTCAGCGCGACCCTTGAATATTGGAGAGATACCGCGGTAGCACGTGGTACTGGATATGCTCTCGGGCAGGGAAGAACAGAAGGCACGTGGGAGAGCAAGACATCCCATCTCAACTCGAAAAAGGTGATCCAAGACAGTGACTTCTATCAAGACTTCTCATACCAGATCACTTCAAGTCTCAGCCCAGCAGTATACGTTAGCCCACTAAAAGACATCGCTCATGTCGCGGGAACAAAAGTATTCCACAAATTTAGTCTTGAAGAGGATATAAATACAGAATTGAGCGTGTCTCTCGACATAGTGAAGCACGTGTCTACGTCAGTCGATATTGTTACTGAGTCGTCGATTAGCATAGTTACAGAATCCGGAGCGCAGCTAGCTGGCACTCAAATGAAATCAACTATTACAGAGGGATAATATGGGATTTAGCACAAGTATCCTACACTACAACATGATGAAAGACTTTGTCGATGGGTTTAGCACCAACGGCTACTTCGTGTTTGGTTCGTCGCTATCAAACTCAACCACCTCTGTAAACTCAGAGCATTCCGCCCGAGTGTTTCTCGAGAAGTCCATCTTCGGCAAGAAGATACAATCTGATGGTGTGCGATATCTAATACGTCGCACCATATGGCAACCAGGCGTAGTATATACGCAGTATGACGACACTGTCGACCTCCACTTGACAAACTTCTTTGTTATTGTCGATCCAGGAACCGAGTCGGGTAACTACGATGTGTTTAAATGTCTGTCCAACAATTACGGTATGGCTTCGACAGAAAAGCCTATATACACTGAAGACTTAGAGCTGCAGAATCATGTGTTATATACAGCAGACGGATACGTGTGGAAGTATATGTTCAGCGCCTCAAGCACCGAGCAGCAAACACACGGTACGGCTACTCTGTTTCCAGTGATACCCAATACCGTTGTGGAAAACGATGCGAAGCAGGGCATTGACGCTATTATCGTTGAAAACCCTCTGAACAACTTTGGATATGAGACTCAATCTGGCACAATAGATTCCTTAAACTCTATCGATACTACTGAGGGTCACCGCACAATATTTTTAAACGCGGCAGGATTCAACCAGATACGAGGATATTACGACGGATACACATTCTACACAACATCGTCGGACGGCGTCACATCACGTAAATACACAATTCGCGATTCCGGGCTGAGAGTTTCTGATCTGAGACCGTATGTGTCCGTTGAAGGATACACGACAGGTGACATTTCAAATGTATCTTCTACCGTTTGGAACTACTCGATTATCCCTACCGTTGAAGTAGTTGGAGACGGTTCAGGCGCGTCAGCAATTCCAAATGTCGTCAACGGTAGAATCACGAGCATTCAAATGCTAACTACAGGCGAAGGTTACACGAGAGCTTTCGCTAGAATTACTAAGCCGCCTTTTGGTTTCAATCCTGAGGTGAGTGAGTCGGGAGACGTTACCTGTACACTGAGAGCTATTATTGGCCCGTCGGATATATACTCAGACCCCGGGGACACGGAAGCAATCCAGCTTCGGAATTAGACTCGAGACATATAATGGTTTCATCTCAATTTACTAGAGAAGACGGGAGTGTCATACCAACGACGAACAGCTATTCAAAAATT